TGGTTTAAAACTAAGCCCGAAGTTTTTGCTCATTTGGAGGAGCTGAGTGTGTCATCAAGGCACCCATTTGCTTTGTTTCTTGGTAGTATGCGATTGCAGTTGCTTTGGCCAAGTAAGCGGTATTTTACTCGAAAGTAAATCAAGGAAATCCCGATTGATTGGAGGCATAGGGTAATCATAGTGCTGTGGAAACACTCTCCTATCCATCATATCAATATTGGGTTCAGGTATATCACATATCTGGGATATATCGATCTCGCTTCCAAGTTCGAGGTCGTTCATTGCGTTCTCAAACGACAATTGATCTGGGATTGTTATGTTGTAAAGTCGCGCAAATAGAGCACGGCATGGCGCTGAAGCGCTAGGCAAAATTGGGACAATATTCGCATTGAGTGCATTAATTAAAATTTCTCGCTTATATTGTTCGCTGGTTTCGATTATGGATTTTCTAATATAAATATCTCTTGTAAGTATGAGGATGCGCGCTGCAAAAGCAGCCAACATAGGGCATCCATTATATTGATATATCAAACTTAGTGCTCGAGATCTCATCAACTGGAGTAAAACGTTGTATCTACAGTTAGTGTAACGTTTATTCGTCCAACCAAACTTGATGAGTGCGTGAACGGGATCGGTGAGTACGATTCCGTCGTCAGGATCAAATACCTGACCGCAAAATGATAGGTCGCTCAACTGTCGCGAACCTATGAGTTTTATTATTAGTCCATTCTTTGCATAATCTTCTTGGGTGGGTGCATTTTCAGGTCTTTCAAAAGTCATAACGCCGTCGTCACCTTCGACTATTATTTTAACTTTTCCACAATTGTGGCGTTCAGCCATATATAGGTTGAACATAAGATTTGAAAATCCATTTCCCAAAGACGTGTTCATTTCACCGGACATCCTAACTGCAAGCAGTTGACAAACTAGATTTTTGAATTTAATCCAATTAGTTCCGGATAAAACCGCCTTTATGATTTGCATTTTACGTTTGAACCGTGGCACATTGGCACACATATAGTCGTATAAAATGAATTCACAATTTTGCATAACGGGCTTTTTAAAATGCGATTCAAAAGATGAATAGTCAGATGAGAAAATCATTTGTTGTTCGCTGCAGTCCAGTCGATCATGAATGACACTAGGTCTATCAACAACAGGTACATACTTAACAAATTCTTTTCTATGTCCTACAATCTTTCCAATTGCATCAAAAAGCGGGCCGCAGAAGACCTTAAAGTGGTCACTACGGCTGTTTATCA